CGATTGTAGCGTTACCCGTAGTAGACACCGAAGAGATACCGAGAGTACCCGCAACGGTAAAATCACCAACGCTGTTAATTGCCTCTACGACGTTGGTTCCGTCAGCGTAGACATACCGCTTCAGGGCGGGGCCTATGGTGATACCCGTACCGGCTGTCGTCTTGACCACGATGGAGAACCCACCCGTGGTCGAATTGGTAACGACGTAGTTTTTGTTCAATGTCGGAACAACCAGATTGCGGTTGGCTGTCAGGACCCCAGTACAATTGAGATAGACATGGCGACCACTTCCCGTGACCCCATCAGGGGTCGTGATGGTCTGATTGGCGTCTGCCATGGCAACCGTAGCAGCACCGACAATGGACTCCTCGATCAGGGTGCCAAGGTTGTTGTTGGTGTTGACGCCCCAAGTGCCGCTGTCCTCGCCCGTGGCCATCAATTGCAGCTTGAGATTGGTTGAGTATGTACTGGGCATTTAGCTAACCCTTATAATCGCAGATGAGGAATTAAAGGTTGGGAAGGTAATCGTGAAAACCCCACTCAGGTCAGAACGATCCATCCCGAAGTCCAGAACCATGACGGACGGGTTGGTGTACCCCACAGCATCTGAATTGTAGATCAAGGCACCGCGAGCGGTCAGTCCGCTGGCCGCCCATGTCACCGTAGAGAAGCTTGTAAATCCAGTGGTGCCGCTGGAGGAAGGGTTCACGTTGGTCAGGGTTGCCCCGCCCGCCGTGTAGCCGGAAACATTAACCTCCCCGGAGGATGAATAGGCCGTGGTCGAGGAGTTAAGCGTGGCGGAACTGGAGTAGAGGGCAATTTTGAAGACGTTCCCGGTCGTGCGGAAATCATGCACGCCCTCCAGCAATTGTTGTCTGAAACTGGCCGTGGGGGTCTGCTGAATCATGCAGTCACCCGGCGCTCATTCATTCGATATGCATCCCCAAGGTCCATGCCTTCACCAAGTTTCTTCAGACCACCCAAAGCAACCTGATACTTTTCCTCGTACAGCTTCATCAGGTCAGGGTCGCCCTTGAGAAAGGTGTAAGCCTCTGCCAAGCAGCCATAGAGCAAACAGTTCTCGGCATTACTGCCGAGCCACGAAGTTCCGGCAGTAACGATGGACTCCGGTTTGTGGAAGTAGTTGAGCCACCCTCTCAGACCAGTTGTCGGAGTGGGTGCCAAGATGATGGTTGTTGCATCGAACATCGAATACCAGCGAGGCACCCCAACCATTAGCGGGTTGGGGAATGCCGAACGCATGTAGGAGACATCCGAGTAATCAACGTGCGTGAACTCCCCCGCGTTGTTGATCCTGAGTTCGAATGGAGCCAGAAAATCAGAAGGAAGATCAGCCGTGGTTGAGCCACTTGGTAGATTGATCAGATCATGCTTCCGATTTGCGGGGAGGATAACCGACTTGGAAATCCGGTCTTCAGCCTGCCTGATGGCGACATCGATATAGGTATCGACAAACTCCGTCTCGGAGTTTTGCAGATAGGACTCGATAGCAGCTTTCAGCGTAGTGTATGTCCAAGCCACGGTTCATCCCCTCTGGGGGTTAGGTTAGAACGATCCCTTGAAAGCCTTGCCCTTGGTCTGGGCCTTGCCGCCACGGGCAGTGCCGGAACCAAAGCCGCTGTCGTCCATGCCCATGCCATTCATGGAACCCATCTTGCCAGACGGGGGGACCATCTCTTTGGGAGCCTTCACATTCCCGCCCTTGGCGTACTTCATCGGCACCTTGGCCGAAGACTTCTGGTTATTTGCCCGAGCCATGTTGCGACCAACAGACTTCATCGCGCCGCTGGTAACACCTTTTGCTTTTGCCATTGTCGTTCTCCTAACACTTGCTTTTAACGGAACCGCCACGCTTCATGTCTGCATGGCCGCAGTGATCGTCTTTGAAGCGGGTGACACCGCCGCCCTTGGCGTATCTTTCGCCGGAGATACGTCGATCCATGTTCTTAAACCCAATCTTAGATGCGGCGCTGATGTCCTCAAGGTCCGCAGCCCTTGCAGCCTCGTTCTGGTCGGTATATTGGTCCCACTGACTGGGCCGAATCCTTTGGCCCATCAGTTCGGGGCTGCGCGGGCGAATCGATGTCTTGGGGATAAATTCCGCTTCGTCAACGGCGTACTCTAACGACTTCGTCTTTTTGTCAGCCATGGTCGGTCCCTCCTAATACTTGCCTTTGACTTTGCCGCCAGCCTTGAGTCCCTTCATGGAACCCTGCCGGTCATGCTTCGCATCCATCGGGGACTTCTCCCAAGCCTTGAAGCTCATGCCCTTCTTGGCAGCCAGCTTCTTGTCCTGATCCTTGTCCTTCTTGGAATCTTCAAATTTACCCTTAGCCATCACGGATTCTCCTGAGTATTGGGAAATTGGAACTGACCATTTACGCTAACGAACCCAGCATATACCTGAGACTGGGTGGACGCATTACCTACTGGAGACCATCCCCAAAGTTGTCGGCTCTGGATCAGGTTGGTATCGACACGGGGGTTTCGCAGAGCCTGAGGATCGTTGATCGGGAATTTGCCCAACTGAAGCTGGGGGTTATCCAAATCCCAGCAACTGGAGCAAACCAGAAACCCGGTGGGGGCTTGGTTGTAGATTTCCGGACGAAGCTCATGGAGCAGGTAGACCCCCGCACACATGTCGCAAGTACCCTTGGCCCTCCTGCCAGCGGCAAACCGGCTCGTCATTTCATAGCCTCTGGGGGATGAACGGCACGAACCGGAAGGAAGCCCTTGTCCGGTCCTCGTCCGCAGCCAACTGCCACTGCTCTTCGTAGATCGTCTTCAGCCCAGCCACCCGGTCTATGGCCGAGGTTTTCTTCATCGCTACATAGTAAGCCAAGCCAGCAATAAGGGCGGGCATGAAACGGAACGGCATGTCCATCACGTTGGAGGCCGGGGTGCCGGTGTCCTGAATGCGACGGAGCCGCCAATAGGCCAGCGTGTAGGTCCGGGCAGCATCCGGGGTCGGCCAGACCGTGAAGGTCGGGGTGATCTGGCGGTTGACGTAAACCTGCACCGGGCGGCCCGTCACCAGCTTGTTGGCGATGGTGGCGTAGGACGATACCGAAATCTTCGTCAGGGTGTAGTCCTGCTGATTCGTTCCGGTGCCGGTACGCAGCATGGTCTCGATCAGGTCAACCGTATCGATGGGCAGATTGTAGGTGTTGGTCCCAGCCGTCAGGACCTGTGTCCCGGTTTCAACCGTCCAGAGGTTGAGCCCCCGGTTTGCCCATTCCTGCATCATGATATCGATGGACCGCCGAGCCGTCCGGTAGTCGTTGCCCGACAGGACCATGATCCCGCAACGCTCGTAAGCCTCAGTGATGATATCACCAAGGTCTAGATTGAAGGTCGTGGTTCCAGAAGGCGCAGGAGGAGTCGGGACTGGTACAAGACTAATAAGAGGACTGCTGCCATATGGGTCTATGCCATACGGGTCTTCGCTAAAGGGCATGAGATTGCCTCCGGTTAACCAATGCTCGCTTCGCCATCAAATGCTCCTAACCACGAGCAATCTTCTCAAGCGCGCTTGTTTTCTGCGCGGAGCCAGCAGAACTGCCGACCCAATATCCAACCACCGCAGTGAAAGAAGTACCAAGGCTACCCAACATGATATTGGCGAGCGTCTGGGAACTCTCTGGGATTTCTTGGCGGATCACAAGATACAGCATTGCAAAGAAGCCGAACGTGATCAGCGTGCTGATGATCGGGGCACCCCACGCAATCGCTGAACCAGTCTCGGCAAGCTTTACCGTCTGGCTACGGGCGCTGGCCACGTCAGCAAGCTGAGCCTGCAAGGTATCAAACTGCTGGCGGCGGGCGTCGGCTTCAGCCTGAATGATCGCCATCTTAAACTGCAAGGCTAGGTTCGGGTCAGCAGCAATAGCCCGCTCCATATCCGTAGCGTCGTCGGTGCCCAACAGGTTGCGGGCGATGCCGGTGATTTTCGTTACTGCGGCACCAGTCTTGTCTCCCATGATCCAGCTAGCGACGGTCGGCGCGATGCCGAGCAGCAGAGGAAGAAATGGCATCAGACGGCTCCCCCACGGGCGTACAGGAGATCGCTCAGAAACCCGCGATGATACCCGGCAATCAGGTCGGCTTTGTCGGTCCCGTTGATGATGCGCCGCGCCCCGACCGGGTCATCGACCGTGTCGTTGAAGTACATCTCAAGGCACTTGCCGGTGAAGTCGCCAACACTGCTGTCGGCTTTCATCATACCCTCAAACATGATGGCGGCGGCGATGTGCGCGACCATGGCGAGGTCGAGATTGCCCAGCAGGTTGACGCCCAGCAGTCGGCCCATCTTGCGGTAGTTCTCTTCCCACGTGAGCTGCACGTAGCCACGGCCATACCACGGGTAATACCGCAGGTTCCGGCGCCGCCAGTCTTCGGAGAGCCAGTAGGCTTCGCGAACCGGCTGCATGGTCATGTTCGTCTCGTGGTAGGTCGTGGCGAGCATGTAGGCCAGCCAGCGCAGGTCCGTCAGCTTGCGCGCCTCCCACTCGTCGAGGATGGCGTCGATGCCGTTCACCTGATCCTGCGTAAGCGTGCCGCCGAACAGGTCCGGGCGGATGCCGTCGAAGAATGCCTTCCGGTTCGTACTCATAGAATCCTCATAATCTTAGGGAGCAGGCTTTTGGGGCAAAAGTGGAGGTATATAACGATCACGCACAAGAAGCTCGATGCGGTCAAGCTGATGTCCTTGCCGGTCCTGCTCTTTCCGCAACGCCTTGGCATCGCCGCGAAGCTCGATCACAGAACCAGTGAGCGCATTAAGCGCCTTGTTATCTTCTGCATCACGCAAATCGCCTTTATCCACACGCTGCGCCAGCGCACGAAAGTCCGCCGTGAGGGTGCCCCACGCAATGAGGCCGCCTCCAACAATGGCCGCTAGACCCAGCCAGTCGCGTAAAGAAAGCGGCTGATTTTCACTAATGATCATAATTCATCCTCCCCCGAGGATTAACGCATTTATTGCCTAGGACACACCGCAGCGTGCTGCACCCCGGTTTCCCGGTGCAGCCTGCCAATGTGTTCCACCATCTCCGCTTCAGTGCCGGTAAATGCATGGCCGGTGCTATCGTCAACATGCCCGTCGATAATCGGGCGGACCCACCAAAGGGGTTGGCCGTTTTTGCGGTTACTCATAACGTCCCTCACGAAAGACAGGGTTGGCGTGGTGATCACGGTGCGCGAGCCAGTTCGGCCAGCCACCCGACCAGCCGCGCGCTGAGTGTGTGCGAGCCGGACCCGTCGTCGGCGTAGTCGATCCCGTCCACATCCGAGAGCGCCACGAGGCGGGCAATCTCGGTGTGAGAGAACGCGGCGCTTCCCCCGCCCTGCTCGCACCGGGCCACGCAGTCGGTTAGAAACTCTGCATCGCTCATGACAGGCTCACATTCACACAGATGACAGCGACCCCACCAGTATCTGTGTCGCCTGTGTAGGTCGAGGCCAACGCGCCCGTGTTGCTGACGTGATAGGTCGCGCGGGACACCACCCCCGACGCCGACGTTGCCGTGATGACTTCGTCGTCGCCAAGCGAGCTTTGGTTCGCGGGCGGCGTGCCGCCGTCATAGACCGCGCATCCGACGACGACACAGGGAGACGTGCCTGCCGCCATGCTCTGCGCTGCAACTCCGGTCGCCGCGCCAGTAATCTCCACGCGGGCATTTAGGCGCGTCCAAGTGTCACCAACGACCGGGTCGCTGGGGCGGAATACCATGACGCTCATGGTTTGGCCTCGCGAAGCCAACGCCATACTGGTTACTGTCGTTTCCGTGCCAAGCAGTATTTTGACGTAGGCGCTGATGCGGCAGGCACGACCTGTTGCGTTGGAAAACTGCTGGTTCACCAGCGTCCAGTTTGGTGATGCGCTGGTATCAGTGACGGAAACGAGCGCCGGGGCCGAGTTTGTGTTGTTCTGCGCGAAGCTGATGATGTACGCATAGTCGCCCGCCTTGATGTCGGTGGGCATGGTGATGGTCGTGCTATCGACAGATGTCGCGCTGGAGACAAGCGACATAGCCAGCGGCGGATTGAGGACGATGGTCGGATTGGCTGGTGTTGGTGCCGTGTTGATGATCGGGTAGTCTGGCGTGATGACGCCACGCGACCACTCTGCGCCGAAGCCGGAAGGCATGCCCGCCAGAAGTGCCGCGTCAGATAGACCCGTGACGCCCGTAGTAACGCCAGAGCCGACGCCGACCGCGTTGCCGGAACTGTCGATGTCCCAATAGACATCCGTGGCCGTGACGCCCGCTGCGCGAATGGCGATGGAGCCGCCGACACGCGATGGCGCAGACGGCACGCCGAGACTGTACGCCTCGTTTATGCTGCTGCCTGCGATGGCCTGCCCGATCAAGCCGCCGACGCCTGAAGTTCCTGTAGCGTTGCCGAACGCAAAGATAGACGTGACCACGCCCGTATCACGAAGCAGGCCGATGGCACCTCCGATGCTGGTCGTGCCCGACACGTCGCCCGACGCCCAGCTTTCATCCACGGTGCCATAGTTCTGGCCGACAATGCCGCCAATGTTGCTGACGGTCGCGGTAACGTCTCCGCTCGCACCGCAACGCTGAACGACGGCAGTAGAGATCGCATTGAACCCGACGATGCCCCCGCAGCTATTGCCGCCGTTCACATCACCATACGCACGACAATCTTCCGTCGTGCCGTCGCCCTGATAGCCGACGATGCCGCCAGTGTAGTTGGCGCTGTTGAGGTTGTCTGAGTTGTTGAGAGCGGCATAGGACGTGCAGTTCTGGATCAGCGACGTGGGGCTGTCACCCACACCGGGCAACCCATTGTCGCCTGCGATAGCTCCCATCCACGAACCTGTGGTCAGGAATGAGTCAGTGTCGCCGTCCGCTGCCATCAAATCGCGGCTGGCGACGGTCTGCGAGATGCTGACTTGCCAGTTTCCGCCACCAAGGTTAGCCACGACCTGCGTGCCGTCCGCGATGATAGACCCCGGCACGGAGTTTGGGGCGTAGATATACAGACCAACAGCCATCCCGCCGAGGTCGGTGAAGGTGACGTTCATGGTCGTACCGGAAATCGAGGCCGTACCCGTCCAGCCCGCCGCGTAGTCCCCGACTACGGGGGTCGGCGCGTATCCTTGCGGCGCAGTAGTAACGGCAGATGAATTGGTCACACAATTGTCGATCAGGCCACGGTTCGACGCAACCAGCGGGGATTGATAGGTGTTGTAGCACTCTCTGCTGATGACAACGGTGGCGTTGCTTGTGCAGTTCTTGACCGTGCCCGCACCTTGCGCGACGCCGCCCGACGTGTACGCAGAGTATCCTGAGGTATCCACGCCGATACTAAAGGTGTTGGCCGACAGCGACGTGATCGTATAGGTCGTGTTATTCACCTCTGTCATACCGACGACGTTTTCAATATGAATACGTGAACCAGTCGCCATGCCGTGAGCGGTAACAGTGACGACGCCCGGATTGGCCTTCGTGATCCCGGTGATTGTCTTATCTGGCCACTGCTCATTGCGCCCGACGAGGCCGCCATGCTGGCCGCCCGAGGAGGAGCCGTAGACTGCCATGTTCGAGGTGACGTTATCGAGCGTGCCACGGAGAGAGCCAACCACGCCGCCGATTGTCGTTCCAAGTAGATAACGTCCATCGCTTGCGATGGTCTCGCGCTCCCACGCCGTTTGCGTAAGTGTGCCGTGAACAGTCAGGTTCTTGACGGTGCCGATGCCGGAATTGTTCCCGACGTTGCCAAAAAGCCCGTCTTCCAAGCCGGGAGTTGCTGACGTGTCCAGCAAGCTGAAATTGCGGAGCGTGTAGCCAGCGCCGTCGAATGTGCCAGTGTAGGGCGTGGCCGACGTGGTGCCGAGGGGCGATTCTGTAAACACGCCGTCATATTCCGCGTTGTAGCTGCCCAGCATCGTGACGTTGAGCGTTGGGTCCGCGTTTAGCAGCACGCTCAACTCGGGCAACGTCCGCACAGTCCCGACGCCCGACACGAAGAAGCCTGCCCCCCTGCCCACGCTCTGCCAAGCACCATCAATGTAGAAATAGAAAGTGTCGTTGGTTGCATCGACAACAACCGGAGCAAACCCCGTCTTAGATATTGGCGTACCAGTTGGTGTGCCTGCACAAGTTGGAATATAGATAAAACCGTCCGTTGCGTTCGTGGCAATCAACCCGCCGCCGATAGACACATTATTATTTGCGTCGATGGCGATACCCACAGTGCCGCCGCCCTGCAATTCCAGCACGCCACTGTCATCCGCAGTCTCCGCGATGCCGTTTAATGTGCCAGTCGAGTTAATTATTGAAGCCATGACGAATTCCTATTGTGCGTCACAGACCAGCGTCCCGCCAAGCGCCGCCGCTGTAGAAATAAAGCTTGCCGTTGGTTGCATCGACAACAACTGAAGAAAATCCAGTCTTAGCTGTTGGCGCACCAGTTGGTGTGCCTGCACAAGTTGGAATATAGACGAAGCCGTTCGTTGCGTTCGTGGCAATCAAACCGCCGCCGATAGTCGCATTTCTTGTTGCGTCGATGGATATGCCGATGTTCCCGGCACACTGAAGTTCCAGCACGCCGCTGGCATCCGCCGTCGTTGCGAGGCCGCTTGATGTACCAGTCGAGTTGATTATTGAAGGCATGGTAACCTCTAAAAATAAACCAGCGCGAGAAGTAGAAGGAACATTTTCATGCTGGGGTCCGTTCACCAAAAATCATAATTCATCCTCCTACGAGGATTAACGCACTTATTGCCGAGGGCACACCGCAGCGTACCGTGATCATGGTGTCCACTCGATCACGATGCTGCCGTCGCCGCCAGTGCCGCCCGCGCCGCCCGTGGTGATGCCACGGCCACCACCGCCGCCGCCGCCGCCGCTACACCCGCCATTGCCCCCTGCTGCGCCCGTGGCGAGCGTCACGCCAAGACCGCCGCCACCACCACCGCCAGAACCCGAACCAGTGCCCGAGCCGTCGTAGGCGCAGGAGCCCGCACCGCCGACGCTTGCGGCAGTCTGGGAGGAGCTTCCGCCACCTCCGCCAGAGCCGTTGGAACCAGCAGCGCCGGGTGTAGCTGTACTGGTCGAGCCTGCGCCGCCCGCCGTGTAACCCGCAACCGTGGTCGAGGTCATAGCCTCGCTGCCAAACGTAGCGGACGTAGAAACAAGCCATTCCGTACCACTGATAGCCGATAGGAGGACCGTGTTGGCCGGTGCGGACGCGCTGGTCACTACCGCTCCGACAATCATCGTTCCTGTCACGGCAGAGACAGTGAGAGTCGTACCCGCCATTGATCCGGTAAACGAAGCAGTGACGGGAGGAGTTGGGTCGTAAGAGCGACCACCGTTGCCGCCCACACCCGCCGTTCCATCGACGCCTATCGTGCCGTTGTCAGCGGCACCGCCGCCGCCACCACCACCGATAAGGATATTGCCGAAACCGTCGCCAGCTATCTTGCCCGCACCGTTGGGGCCGCCCGCGCCGCCGCCGCCGCCGCCAGAACGCGCGCCGCTGCCCGTCAGACCAGAATTGCCACCGTTGCGGACAAATGTTCCAGCCCCCTCGCTCCCCGCGCCGCCAAGCGCGTTCGTGGCGGGAGCGCCATTACCTCCGCTCATTGCCTTGAGGGTCGTGACATTACTGAAGTACGTAAAGGTGGCCGCGCCGCTACCCCCAGCGGCCACGCTGAACGTGATGGGCGTCGAAGGCGTAGCTGGACAGAAGTTTCTGATGGAGGAATACGCCCCGCCGCCACCGCCACCGCCAGAGCCGTCAACCAAATCCGCCGTCCCACCGTTGCCGCCCGACCCCAAAGCGCGAATGATGTTGTTGGCGCAATTGAAATCAGGCGCGGAGACCGACAGGTCGAGCGGGCTGGTCGATCCCGGCGTCAATACCAGATACTTGCGAGGGTTAGGCGGTGCCGGTGCCGCAGGGATAGGCATGTTTGCGAGATACGGATATCCGCCTGCGTTGGCGTTTTGGAGCCAGTCTCCATCAAAGTTAGTCGGTAGCCCCCCTAGAAAAGCTGCGTCTGTCAGGCCCGTGATGGCCGCGCCGGGTGCTGCATTCGTGCCGCAACCTACCGACAGCCCGCTTGTTGTCGTGTTCCAGTAGACGTTTGTGATGCTGCCGATGTTAGCGCAGACACCCGCCGCGCCAGCGATAGCAGACATTCCGTTAACTGCCGAAAGAGTGTAGGCCTGATCTATCGTGCCCGACGATGGAGAGTTGCGCCCTATTGTTCCTCCCGCAGCGGCATTGCAATACGTCGTACCCCAGCCGAAAACATGATCGACTTTGCCCCCGCTGTAGTTATAACCAAGCACGGTTCCGCAAGAGCTTGCAGTGGCCCCGGTAACAGTGCCAGTCGAGTAGGCATGGTGCAGGTAGCCCGCGTTGACGGCGGCTACACCGCCCAAGGCAGTCACGGTTCCAGTGACTGCTCCCGTGTTGTACACGTAGCTCACGCGCGAGGGGGAGCTGCTCCCGTCTGCGTATCGAAGACTTGAGACGACGCCCCCGACATTGCGCGAACCCGAAACCGATCCCGCGTTGGAGCTATTGGTCAGCGTTCCACAGAAGACCGGACCTGTGACACCACCCGTCTCCCCCTGCCCATCGTTGGTCGTGTTCTGGAGGCTCACCGTAGACTCGACCGTGATGTTCGTGGCAGTGGCGCACTGCGTTCCGCTGTAGCCCAGCGCGCCAATGGCAGCGCCCAGATATGCGCCAGACGTAGAACACGGGGGCGTCGAACATTGCTGCGTCTCGCCCGGTGATTCGCCCGTGGCTACCACGACCGAAAGGTTGTGTACCCGCATCGTATCCAAGGTGCCTTGGAAAAACGATGGAATGCACCCGGCAAGATTGTTGTTCGCCGTCAGAGAAAGAGATTGCGATCCTTGGCATTCAAGGTTTGTCATAGCTGTCGTACCGCGAACATCCGCGAACAGGATACCGTTGTAGTTAAAGTAGCCGTTTATGGTCATGGCAAAGTTGCCTTTGACATTATCAACCGTTGCGTTGTCTAAGACGCCTACGATGCCCGCGACACGATACGTCTGAAGATCACCATTCAGACTGGTCGATAATTGGGAAACAGTTCCCTGCATGTCGCAATTCTTCAGAGTACCGCCTGCGATCTCATTGAAAAATGAGACAGAAGAGGACACCGGCAGATCAGGCAGGCCAGCCGTGCTGTAGATGTTGATGTTTATTATTGGGAAATTCTGGCAGTCGAATATTCCGGTGTAGATGGAGCTTATGACATTTTGCGTAAACTGCCCATCCTTGCCGCCGTTATAGCGGCGTAGCTGAATAACATCAGCAGATGGATTTGCGTCAACCAAAGCGCCCAATTCACGCAACGTGCGAGCGTAACCGTGGCCAACGACCTGCCACGCAGGACCAGCGTCTGCTTCCATCACGGCGCGTGCTATGCCGACACTCTGTCCGTTAGCTACGCCAACGTTGAAAAACGCCAGTAACACCAAAATAAAGAGTGAAAACTTTTTCATTGGAATGCCTGTCCTCCCACGAAGCCAGACCAAGTTGTGCCTCCATTAAAGGTAACAAAAGAAATTACATCGTAGACGCCGTTGGTCGTGCTTAGAACTGGTGCCGCTGCTGACGGCCATTTTACGGAAGCGCCCCACGCTTGGGTGTAGGTGCTGCCATTGGCAGTTAGCACCAGCGTGAAAGCAGTTGCGCCTGCGGGAGCGTTTGAAATCGTGAAGGTCGTGATGTTAGCGTTTGATGTAGTCGTGTAGACCGTAGCGTTGCCACTAAGATTGATTGTCAGTATGTTGTCCGTAATAGATACCGCCGATACCGCCTCAACGAGGCTCTTAATCCGCGTCCAACATCCGGTCGGCCCCGCAGTCGGCGTGACTTGATACAAGTCGTCCGCCGCCGCGCACGGTGTCGTGCCCCATGCGAACTCTCCACCCGTGGCGAGGTCCATCACAATAACAACAGGAGGACGCGAGGTTGGGATCGCCTTGAGCGCGGCGATGTTGTTAACCCGGTACATGGTCGTCGTGGTCTGCCCCCACGCGGAGACAGGAGCCAGAACAAGCGCGAGGAGGAGAAGGAACTTTTTCACGCTGGGCTCCACGATCCGAGACGAGCTTGGGCGTACCACGTTGTGACAGAGCGGCACTTGAGAAGGAGGTAGGCACCTTTAGTTGTCGCGGTGACGGTCCCGCCTGAAGTGGAAGCAAGGTCTTCCACGTAGATGGTGACACCACCGGGCGCATCCACCACGAGTGACTGGTCTTCAGCGACGGTGAAAGAGAACACGTAACCGACTACCGCCGCAGGCAGAGTAAACGTGACAGGGCCAGCCGCCCCAGCATTGTCGAAGTCTGAAGGATCGTCAGTGGCCAGTATCACGTAGTTGGTTGTCTTGGACGATATTGTCCGGTTTACTACACCCGTGAGAGTGGTAAGGGCTACACCGCCAGAATCGCCGTCAACTATTGTGGCCATCACGTCACCCGCGCCGCTGGTTGTTGGTGTCCCGCATCATCATCCGGCCTGCAGTATTACCCAGTTCGTCCCGTCGGATACAACCGTACACCATTTACCCGGAACACTCTGAAGCAGGGCCGTACCGGCAGCGCCGCCGCCCAACGGCACAACATTGGACGACGCAGACACAACAGTGTGATTCTCGTAATTCTGAAACATGATTTCACGGCCCGTCCACGACGACGCAGCGGGGAACGTCACAGTGCAGGTCGATCCGGCCTTGTTGCTGATAAGCCAGTTATCGGTGTCCGCGACCGTGAAGTTCTCTGTTTTCGTGACAGGTGCGCCGCGCCCAAATGCGCCCGACAGGTTCTTTAAGTACCCATTATTGCCGATCTGCCAGCGGTCAGTGCGCGTTGCCGCGCCGTCCGCCGTGGTGGCAAACATAAGCCGCCCCGGCATGTCGTTAGTGCCGGGAGTGCCATCCACTTCTGCTCTGATGCAAGCGCCTTCAATAAAGCCGGTGCCGTCAGACCCTTCAAAGACCAACTCACCCATCACGCCATTATCCGACAAAACCGAATGTGTTCCGATTGTGCTGCCGAGTGAATGGGCGAGCCTTACGGTCGGCCCGGTCGTAATTGTTGAATTCCATAGGGCCGCGCCAAAACCCGACAGCAACTGCGTGGTGGTGACGGTCTCGTAGAGCGGCGTAGCGCCGCCAGAAAAAGACACGGCTGCTGTGGTACCCGCAACAACTTGGCCGGTTGCACTAACCAAAAACGGCGTAGCGTCCGGGTTTGTGGCATCCTCAACAAGGATTGCGTTGCCTGTACCAAGCTGTGTGACACGCAGCGCAGCATTTGTGTTGTCCGTTACCGAGATGATTTGATTGACGGAAAACGTATTGGCCGTGTTGAGTGTCGCCACAGTCCCTGTCGTCGCCGGGAACGTCATGGTTGTCGAGTCGGTGCCCGCGAGCGTCAGCGAGTTGTTCGCGGTCAGCGTCTTGGCGGCAGCAATCGTGAGCGTCCCCGTACCTGCCGTCCAAGTGTTGCCGTTGTACGTTTTATTGGTAAGGGCCTCAGACCCAGCCAGCGTGGCCAGCGTGCCCGTTATAGGCATCGTGATGCTGGTATTGGCCGTCAACGTGGCCGTCAGGTTATAGGCACCGCTGGTAACAAGGTTACCGGCCAATGTCAGGGTAGATGCGCCAGCCGTCCACGTATTGCCGTTGTAGGTCTTGTTGGTGAGGGCATCAGTGGTTGCCCTGCCGACAAGCGTATCTGTCGATATGGGCAGCGTAAGAGTGCCAGTATTTGAGATGGTCGCAATGACAGGCAGGATAAGTGTCTTGTTGGTAAGAACGTCAGTGGTTGCCCTGCCAACAAGCGTGTCAGTAGATGTCGGTAAAGTCAGCGTGCCGGTGTTGACGATGGTCGCAATGACAGGCGCGGTGAGTGTCTTGTTGCTCAGCGTGTCTGTCGTTTCCTTGCCGACAAGAGTATCCGTGGCCGTAGGCAGCGTTAGAGTGTTGTTCCCCGCGACGGCGGGTGCCTCGACCGAAATCTGTCCGCTTGTGTCGCCGGAAAAAACAACGGCGCTCATTACAACACCACCCAGCGAGAACCGGAAGAAACTGTGACG